CGACGGCCTAACGAAGTGCACTACGGTTATGAAAAGCCAGCCCTGGCAGCGTAGAAGAAACCACTAATTCCGCTGTCCGAAATCCCCGCGGCAGCTCACACACCGTCCGGGGAAGTCATTACCCGGGAACCGGTGCCGCTGGAACCGACCGCACAAAGCAGGCCCAGATAGGGGGACCACGCGACCGAGGTCCAGCCGTTGTAGTTTGCGGGAATGCGTGAAGTCCACGTGACCCCATTAGGGGAGGTCATGACATTATTCGCGTTACCAGTGCTACTGACCGCACAAAATAGACTTAGCTCCGGGGACCACGTGACCGAACTCCAGTCGTTGTCGGCTGCAGACGTGCGTGCCGTCCACGTGATCCCATTTGGAGAAGTCATCACACGATTACCGAGGCTGTACCGGCCGACCGCACAGAAAAGCCCCAACTCGGGAGACCACACGACCGAGAGCCACTCATTACTTGCGGCGGCAGAAGTGCGCGAAGTCCAGTTGATCCCATCAGGGGAAGTCATCACCATGCCGCCAGTGACCTGGCTGTAGTAGCCGACTGCACAGAAAAGGCTCAACTGGGGCGCCCATGCGACCGAGGACCACCTGTCGGCACCAACTGACGTACGCGAAGTCCACGATATCCCGTCCGGGGAAGTCATCACGTAGGTGCTGGCGAGAGTGGAGCCGACCGCACAGAACAGGCCCAACTCAGGTGACCATGCGACCGAGAGCCAATAGTTAGCGGGGGCAGCAGATGTTCGCTCTGTCCATGTACTCCCGTCCAGGGAGGTCATGACACGGCCACCGGGAGTGGTGTCACTGCCGACTGCACAGAACAGGCCCAACTCAGGCGCCCATGCGACCGATGCCCAGTAGCCGCCGGGTGTCGGACGTGCAACCCACGCACCCTCACTCACTGGGACGCTAACCCGCGTTTGGGCCGAGTCCGTCAACACCGTAGGTGCCAAAGCCCCAGACGAGGTTGTAACCGCAGCAGGAACCACCCACGCCTGCGTCTGCGACAACAAAACCCAATCATCCAACAGTTGAACCGTCACAGTCCCAGACGCCACAAAACCACCCTGACGCGCACGCACCCGCCCAGACATCAAATGGGAACCCAAATACGTAACCCTCAACCGGGCACCCGCAGCCAACACAAACTCCAGAATCGGATCGTCCGCGTTGAACTGCAACTCCGCCGACCCCTGCGCGTTGAACCGTGGCGTGAAAGTCACATACACCGGATCAGTAACCCACCCCTGCCGAACAAAAAACTTGTCGAACACAGTAATCTCAAACGGATTATCCATCTCACCACGCCCTATAAAAACGTGGCAAAAACGACACCACTAACGAACCAGTACCAATCAACGTCACATCCAAAGCGACCGACCCGCCAGCTGGCACCGGGCGCCAATCCACCCCCACCAGATCGCGGGTCACATTCGTAACCACACCACCCACCGTCAGAGTCGCGATTTGCACAGTCGGGTCAGTATCAATCACCAACACGGCGCCATCGATCACATTCGTCACCGACGACACCACACCACCCGAAATAGTCGAACTGAACTCCGACACCGGACCCGTGATCGTATACTTCGGCCACGCCTCAACATCACCCGGATTCGACACTGTTGCCGACGCCACTGTGGACGACGACATCAGGTTGAAAACCCGATCCGAAGTCGTAGCAAAAAACGGCAGAACATCCTCAACCGGCGCGAACTCGGATAGCACCAGCGGGCCATTCCACCAAGGATCATCCGCCACCAACTCAACATTAAGACGCTCGAGCGGAACCAGGGCGGGATCAATGTCGTACCCGCGATCGGACTGTGCACCCAAATGCAAAGCAATGGTGCGAATCGAACCGTCCTCAGCGGTGACCGTGAAAGTGCCATCGGTCGAATACGACAAGCTATCGAAAAACTCCCGACGCTTTGTCAGCCAATCCAAGCCCGACAGGCCCGGAATGACCAACGGCCAAAACACGCGCCGAGACAAATGGCGGTGACCGGTTATCCGACGCCCATGCAACGCCGGAGTCGAGCGACCAAAAAACTCTGACTCCGGGTCCATCAAACCCATCAGGCCGGGACGCAAAGCTACTGGGCCATCACCCAAGTCCCACACTGACGCGTCAATACCAACCCACCCAAAAGCAGTCATGCCACCACGACCCTTCCAATTCCGGCGCCAGCATTGGCTTTACGCTTCTCACGAGTAATTTCACGAGCAATGGTCTCCGGGTCGTACCCGACGTCACCCTGAATCGTGATTTGTGTTGACTGGTCCGTAGTGCTCATAGATGCGCCGGGATCACGCCACCCGCCGCCCTGTGTGACGTACTGCGGGGCTGTTGCGTACCCGACGCTGCCGCCGCTTGCGTAACCCGGCACCCGGTCAGCGTTGATCGCCTTCAAGAGCGGGCGATACTTCTCGGCCATGGATGCGCGGGTGACTTCCTCACCGTTTGAGAGCATCACGGGGATCGAGTCAGACGTGCCGGTACCTGGGCCGTAGACGGTGCCACCCGTTGCCCGGCCGTAAGCGGCAGCGACCTCACCACGAGCAGCGCCGGTCTGCCTGACAACCTGATTGATCACTACGTCGCGGCGACCCGGAATGTTGTTCAGGTCGCGCAGGAATCGGGCGAGCTTGTCGGTTGCCTCAGCCGTTTGCGCGATCATCGTGAATTGCTTATCGGACGGAATGGCGTAAATCTTGTCCGCCAAAATCTGCGCCTCGTCAGCCGTCGCCCCCAGCGCAACCGCCCGGTCAATAACAGCCTGACGCCCCGCTTCGAGCGTCGTCTTATAGTTCGCCGTATCGTTGTCGAGATCGTGCTGCGCTTTGGCCGCATCCTGCGAACTGCTCGCCAGATCGTTCAGCATTCCCAGGTTGGTCCGGCCCGCCTCGGTGTTCGCGTTGACCCCGAGGGAATAACCCTCAGTGCCCTTCGCGATCTCCGCGATCTGCGCGTCAACATCAGCAAGCGCACTCTGGTAATTGATGTTCTGCGAGATGGCATCCTGCCCGACACCGTTGGCCTCGTTGAGCGTGTCAATGAGAGTAGTCAGCTCACCACTCAGACCCGCCGTTTCGTCAGCTGCGGCCAGGTAGGCTTCGGCAGCGGTCAGGGCGACCGGAGCAGCCTGCCTGTTCGCAAGCTTCAACAAGTTAGTCTTGTTCGTGGCCTCGCTGGTCGAGTTGACATTGATGTCCTGCGCACTCGCCTGCTCAGTTAGCGCATCCTTATACGCGGGCATGGACGCCAGCAGACGCCAGAGCGACTGGTCAGTGCCATCGGTTTCGGCCGCGAGCAATGCGAATTGGCGCTGAGCCTCTGGCAGATCCACGCGCGCAGTATCGGCCAGCTCTTCACCGATGTCCTTGAGCGCAATAATTGCGCCGTGGTACTCGCGTCCGCTGACCCGATCCCACAGATTGCTGCTTTGATTGGCCGCTTCCTGAAGGAGTTTCGGCAGGTCGTTGAGTTGCGCGGTTACATCTGCGGCAGCGGTCCACTCGCGACCATTGCCGACGCTCTCGAAAATATCGGCGGCAGTCCTAGCCGTCTTCATGCTGTTTTCGACTTCGGCTGCGGAGTCCCTGAGGCTGTCGAGGTAGCTGGTCAGGGCACCGATACCGACCGCCGAGGCTGCGATGGCCAGACCCCACGGGCCGGTCATGAACTTGGCGCTGGCAGCCATTGCGGTTGTGGCACGAGTGGTCGCCGCCATCATTCCGGCAGCCGAAGCGGCCACAGCGGGCATGGAAGATGTGGCCAGAATGCCGAGCGACACCTGGAAGGCGGCGATCTTTGGAAGTGCTAGCAGGAAGACGCCGCCAGCGAGGGCGACACCGCCGCCGAGAAGCGCGACGGTCGCAATGGCACCTTGCATCTTCGGGTCGAGCGCGCCGAGGAAATCAGCCATGTCGCCGATGCCCTCAGACGCAGCAGACACAGCCGGCAGGAACACCTGCCCGAATGAGATCGCAGCATCAGATACGCGGTTCGACATGACCTGAAGTTGAGACTCAACCGTTGCGTAACGCTGGGCAGCCTCAGCGGCCAATGCGTTGTTCTCATCGAACGCGGTGTTGCCGTCATTCATCGCACCGGTGAACATGTCACTGGCAGCCGAGGCACGCAGCAAAGCGTCACGCATGCGGATCTCAGTTACGCCGAGGTCTGCGAGCGTCTGAAGTGTTGACCCGCCCTGTTCTTCGACGCCGCCCAATCCTTCAATAAATCCGGCGAGTGCTTCGGCGGGGTCAGACTTCCACTGCGCGGCGAAATCTTCCGCAGACTTTCCACTGGTCTTCGCGAACAGGTCAAGCTTGTCGCCGCCCGTTTCGACCTCAGAGGCGATGTTCACCATGAGAGTCGAGAACGCCGAGCCGCCAGCCTCAGCCTCAATACCGACCGATGAGAGAGCCGTGGATAGGCCGAGCACTTCGCCCTCGGATAGCCCGATCTGTCGACCGGCACCAGCAAGCCGCATCGACATAGCGACGATCTCAGCCTCAGTCGTGGCGTAGTTGTTACCCAGCGCTACGATCGTGGAGCCGAGTCGAGAAACGTCCTCTTGAGACGTGCCCATGATGTTCATGAACCGAGCGAGGGAAGTCGCCGCCTGATCTGCGGATAGGTTAGTCGTCTCGCCAAGGTCGATCATCGTGTTTGTGAACGCGACGACAGATCCGGTCTTAATACCGAGCTGGCCGGCAGCCTCAGCCACAGCCGCGATCTCGTCGTGCGACGACGGGAGCGTCTTCGCGAGTGTGCGTAGGCCTTCTTCAACCTTTGCCAGTTCGGCAGGGGTGCCGCTCACGGTCTTCGTGACTCCAGCCCATGCCGACTGCCAGCCGATAGCAGCCTTGACCGAGAGAGCGGTGGCTGCGATTGCGACAACACCGACAGCCATCAGTCCGCGGCCCGCCGACTGCATCGCCTGGTTCTGCTCTTCGACCTGGCGTGCGGCCTTCTCGGCAGCTGTGCCCGCGTCAGAGGTGGCCTTGCGGGCCTTCTCCATCCCCTGCAAGTAGCCGGTGACCTGCGCCGTCAATGAGACGCGAACTGTACGATCCGCCAAGGGGAACCTCCGGTATTGAGTTGTTGGTGTAGCCTCGGGCCATGACTAATCAGGGGAATGTCGCTCGTCGCACCGTGCCCGTGATCCTTTTGCGGATCGCTGGGGCTATCGCCGTACTCGCGTGCGTGATCGCACTTGTCGGCCTGCTTGGCATGGTGCCGCCGGTCGTAGATGTCGGCATTAGGTTGCTCATGCTCGCTGCGGCTACCGCAGTCGCATCACTAATCGCGCGAATAGCCCGATAGCTCGCCGACCTCTTCAGTGACCCAATAGGCACCGTTCAAGTTCGGCGGCGAATCCTTCGGGAACGCATCCTTGTAGCGGTCGATATCGTCCAGCCGGGCTTTCTCGTCCCAATCCCAGAACGGGCCGTGAGGGACGTATCGCAGCGTGGACTCGTAGTTGGTCGGGTCGGCCTCGGGGCTCATCGTGTGGCTGAGCAGGTGGCCGTTGCGACCTATGGACGCCTCGAACGCGACCGACGCCAGCATGAGGTCGAGGTCGTCGTCGTTGAACTCGGGTTCAGATGTGGTCGTCGACCGGACTAGTACGCCATTTTCGTACTCGTAGTTGGTCGTTGTCGACGGCTCCCAGCCGTTCAGCCGGCGCGGGGAAACGCCAGACGTAACGGCGAGCTTTGCGGTCTGCCTTAGGCGGTCAGACTCGCCGAGTGATTTTTTACAGCGTTCAATCGCTTGATCGGCGCGTCGACGTTCAGCGCGTAGATGGTATCCACGATCGCGGTGAACTCGGGACCGCTCATCAGCGAGTACATGTCCTGCCACTCGTTCGTGGGGTCAGGGTTTGTCTTCGTCACCTTGTGCGCGATCGGCACGGTCAGCTCATCACCGTCGACAACGTGACCGTAGAACCGACCCGCCTTGTCTTCGTACTGCGCGGCAAGCTTGCACGTGTCAATCACCGAATAGCCAAGGCGCCGATCCAGAATCAACTCCGGGTTCGGCGGGCACATCTGCGTAAGTACGCGCCACTCGTCGCCGGGCAGTTGTGTAAACCGCATCGTCACGAGCTGATCGACAGCCTCGGACAGAACCGCGTCGATCTTCTCCTGCACAATAGACGCGGCAGTCGGGGCGCCGAGACGGTCATCGTTCGACTTCTTCGCCGTTGCCAGTTCAGCAGTGAGAGCTTCGACAGCTTCGGACATGTCCTTGTTGAGCGACACCGTTACGTCGAGGTGGTCGCGGGGTGCAGCCTTCGCGGCTGCGATCTTGTCAGAGAGAGAGGTCATAATCCTTCACCGGATTTCTTCACCGGAAGAGTGGAACCCCCAGAGCGCTCCGGTGAAAGACGCCCTGGGGGTGGTTGGTGGTTACGCGACGAACGCGACGAGCGAGCCCAGCGAATCCATCGCAGCTGCCTGCGTGTAGGTGAACTTGCCCGTACCGTCAGTCGGGCCAGAAGCCTGCGGGCCAAGATTCACGTTGATCACGCGAACCTTCTGTGCGACGACAGCAAGAGTCGTCTGTGGCACGTTGCGGCGCTCGATGAACTGGAAGAGGCCACCAGCAGCGAGGACCACGGCAGCAGAACCAGAGTCGGACGAATCCACATAGCCGAGATCTGCGAGCGTCGGAGTAATACGACCCAGCGACTCGCGGATTTGGAGTGCCGTCAGACGTTCGTCGGTCGGCTTCTCCTGTGGCGCGGTGAGTACCCAGCCGCCCGTTGTGAACGAGTACGTGACGCGAAAGCACGACGTGCCACCGATCAGCGCGATCGAGGGTGCGCTCTGCGAAATTGTGCGGCCAGCAATAGCCCAGATCGTGAGATTGCCTGTCTGGTCAATGGCACTTGGGCCATTCTGAGTCTCGGCGACATCAGCCATGGGGGTATTCCTTTCGGTTTTCCCCTTATCGGGGTAGTGGCCCCCTGAGATACAGGAGGAGATTTTGGGCACAAAAAAGGCACCCGGTATCGGATGCCTTAGTTAGTGCGATTGGTATGGTTTACGCGGTGAGCGTGGACTCGAATCCGCACTCGGCCGTATGGAATATCAGCGGCGGCGTTACGTCATCGTCGGTCTGCACGGGCTGCGGCACTGAATACCAGACACGACCAGCACGCTCGCCCGTGATCGTCGGCGTGACACCGAGGCCAGCGACGACCAGAACGGCCTTGACTTGCTCAGCAGCCCACGCACACTGATCGTAAGTAGAGCCGACACTGTGGATTACCCAGCGCGGATTCTGCACCGCGTTCGGACCTGCTAGACGATCGGATCGGTCCGTGCCATCGCTGGGATGGATTAGGACGTAGGGCAGGGGGGTGTTCGGAGGGGCAGTCGTGACGAACGTGTTGGATGCGAACGCCGAGATCGTCTGGATGCGTGACTTGAGCCACGTGGTGTGCTTCCTCAAAGGCCACCCGCTTTCAATGCGTCGTCAATGGCCTGCGTGATGCCCTTTTCAAAGTCGGCTTCGTTGTCAGTGAGGGCCGTCTGCAGGTCGAGGTGGGGGGCGACTGATGGGCTGCCGAACTCGCGAATGTTTCCGAGCTTGCCCGCGGCTCTGTCTTTGTTGTAACCGATCTCGGATTCGATCACCGAGCCGGTGCCATTTGCGCCGACCGTGATCTCGTAGTCGATCGCTGAGGGGAGAGCGCGCCACTGGTTGCTACCAGACTTGACAGAATCACGCGCCGCATCCCGAATCAGAACAGACGTGAACTGGAACGCGGAGTTAATGAATGGGCCGGTGTTGTTGGCGACCTTGCCGAGATCCGCGGAGAGTGAACGAAGCTCGTCAAAGTTGAAATCGGGGCTCACGAGTCGCTCCGAAGGGGGAAACGGTGCGCGGAGACTTGACCAGCCTGCGCGAGTCCCTTGATGCGGAACACGCAGCCGATGAGATCAGAGTCGACGGTCGAACCCGTCACCGTCACTACGTCATCGACACTCACCTGAGACGCAAGGCCAACGGGAAGGTGCAGAGTCACATCCTGCGCGGCCAGAGTCTGCCCCACAGGCGTTTTCTCGGAGACAGTAAGTGTTGGGTACTTGATGCGGGCGATGCCTGCGTAATGGGAGACAATGACATCGGGGTAGGTGCCCGTGGTCTCGTCCATGGTCGTGCCGGGGGTGGTGGTTGTGACCGTGACGGATTCGGACATGCGGGCGTTTGCCTGCGCGCGACCCATTGCCAGGGCCCCGCCGAGGATACTCACCGCATCCCCACAACATGAGTGCCCGTGCTGTATTGGCGCCGGATCATCTCAACGTTGCGGTCTGACAGGCTGATACCCGTCGACTCGCCAGCATCCGCAAACGCAGCCTTGAAGTCATCGATGGCGACCGAGGACAGGCCGCCAGCAGTAAGGCCTAGTTTGAGCTCGAGCGGCAGCAGGACCTGAGACACGAGGACCATAGTCCATCGCTTCAAGCCGTCAGGGGCGGCCGCGTGCCCGTAGGTGAAAGTGATCTCCACTAGCTCGCTGCCGTTGACGTACACGGCCGAGTCGCGCCGCTCAAATGTGATTGCCAAACCGTCACGAGTTACAGATCCAACAGACACCACCGGGTGCGCAGGCAGATCCACCCGACCGCCATCAGGCCACGCTTTGAACGTGGCCGTCGACTGGGGGAAAACCTGCGCCCCGATAACGTCCTCGCGGAGGTAAGTGGACGCATCCTGCAACAGGACCGTAATCCAAGCCTGCTCGGCGGTCGTGAAGACACGACCGAGTCGCACGCCCAGCTCCGTAAATGTAGCGAATGCGTCCACTTTTTACTCCTATTTCTTTGCCGCGGGTACAGCCTTTGGCTTCGGTTCCGCCACAATCACGTAGTCGTCCACGTTCTTGAGCAGAGACTCAGCCACAACATCAGACACCTCGAACACGAGCCCATTAGGACCCTTGATCTTCGGCATTAGATGATTACGTCAGCCGCAGCCAGAGCAGTCGGACGGACAACCTTGGAGCCGTAAAGGTGCAGGCCCTTGACGATGTCAGCGAAGCCCTTTTCCTTGCGGGTCGCCTCGGTCTTTGCAATCTGCTCGGCGTAGGTCGTGGCCATGTCGGAACCGGCGATGATGAGCTTTCCAGCTCCGACACCGGGGCCGTCAGGGGCGTTGTTCGACACGCGGAGGGAGAAGCCGGCAGCCTCACCGATCAGGCCGTTAGCGCGAACGCTGGCACCCGAAGAGTCGCCCGAAGCAATGAAGCGCGAGTCCTTGAGCAGGAGCCCGCGGAACTTCGGAGTAACGACGGCGAAGCGGCCCTCGGTCGGCACGTTGTCCTCGTCCAGAATTACAGACAGGTCAACGAGCTTGTCGTAAGCGTTCGACGCGGTGACGGTCGACTCGGCAATCAGGTTGCCCGCGTCAACACCGGCAGCCATGAGGCTGGCGACGTACTGGTCGGCAATGTCGCGCAGCTTGTACGCGGCCTTGCGGGCCTGCTCGGAGAGAACTCCGCCGCGGGCCTGACGTGCTTCGATGTCATCGACCGAGAACGCGAAGTACTTCGACTGGTTGATGAGCAGCAGCAGGTTGCTGTCATCGACATCTTCAATGACGATGTCAGTGTGCGGCGTGTACGTGCCGATGGTCGGGTCGGCCAGCGACGTAATGCGAACCGTGTCACCGAACTGAGAGATTTCTCCCTCGTAGTCACGGTTTACGACACCGGGCGCTGCGTACACGAGGGCCTTTTCGAGTGCAACGAGCAGCTCGGCGGACCATACTTCTGGTTTGAATGCGTCGATCGCCATGTGGGATCAACTCCTTTCGGTTAGGGGGTGTTTCAGGATTTGAGGTAGTCGTCAAGCTGCCCAGCGTTCTTCGCTGCAACGATCTGCTGCGGGCTGAGCTTCTTGAGGTCTTCCCCGTTGAGTTGCGCCGGACGCGTGGACTCGTTGCGAGTGCCGGTGTCGCCCGAACCCTGGAACCGTTTGCCGCCTTGCGCCGCTAGGTAGGGTTTTGATGCAATGAGGTCGTCAATCGCGGATGCGACTGTGGCGGCGTCAATTTCGCCGTCCTCCCCGACTTCAAAGGAGGAAAGATCAAGGAACCGCAAAGCGTCTGCGGGGTCGGCCAGCTTGGTGGCAGCAGCAGCGCGCACCTCGGCTTTGAGGATGCGCTGGTTGGCAGCACTGAGGGCGTCATCGCGCACCTTCTGGTTTGCCTGGTCGGTTTTGTGCTCAGCCTCGCGCCCCTCGGCGGTGGCTTTGTAGGCGGCGAACTCGGTGGCTGATGCCTTCCCGACCCGCTCAGCCTCGCGCCACTTAGCTTTCATCGCGTCGAGGGCCTTCTTGCCCGCGTCTCCGAGCGCCTCGGCGCCAGCGGTGTCGTCGGCTCCCGCGGTAGCGGTAGCGGCAGAGGCGGCAGTGGCTTCGGCGGCTGCCGTTGCCTCAGCTTCAGCGGCGAGAGTTTCTTCTTCGGTGCTCATGTTGCTCCAATTTGCTTGGTCGCCGCATTGCGCGGCTAATGGGTGATGCTAGAAATCCATGTACCCGTAACGCGCCAGAAGTTCACGAGCGCGTGCCGGGTTATTACCTGCCATAATTTGTATCTGCTCAGGCATAATCCGCAGCGTCGTCGTGCGTCGGTAGCGGCCCTGTTTCGCAGCGGTGAAAGTTGCCGCGCCCTCGGATCGAGCGAATGCACCTCGAGCAGTTGTGCCCTCGCCCGTGATGAAGACGTTCAGCGGGGAGCCGTCAGCCTTCACTCCGATGCGGGTCGGCACGAGTCGGGCAGGTGCGCCGAGCTCGCCGCCCTTCGTCATGCCACGGCGGGCGTTGACCACGCTGATCGGGTTGGCGCCCTCGCGAATGGCGAACGCGCCCGACTTGGTGAATACCCGTTCCTGCTCGGCAGCAGAGAGTGAGTCGAAATACTCGGTCGGGGTGTCGTGGAAACCGTCAGGCGGTCCCTGACCATTAGGAATCGGAACCGAAGTGCAACGACAGCGCGGATGACGGCTGAACGGCTTGCGGTAGTCGTCACGGCCGGCGAGGATTGCGCAGCGTGAGCATGCACCTGCCGAGACAACGCGCACGTACCGCGTGAAGCCCTTGCCCGTTGCGAGCGTGGCATCTGCTTGCCGGCCCATGTCTTGAACGGCAGCACCTATGATCGTCGCCAGGAAAGTCGCGCCGACCTCGAATGCTCGAGCAGGATTCATTCCCGCGCCGATCGCTCGCTTCGTCGTCGTGACCGCACCGAACAACGCCGGGGCAACTTCGCGCCCATCGAGCATGACGCCGCCGAATGCCTCAGGGACCAGGACGGCCCGATGTGCGTCGTAATCCCACGCCTGCGACACCGAGTTCATGTACGGCGTCGACTGGCGTGCAGCGGTCACCTGAGCGGCCGTCACTACCGTTGTGAGTGTCGGCGCGATGCGATCCCATGACGCATCGAGCGCGCCCACGTCAGCCTGCCCCCAAATGCGGAGACTCTTGGCCGTGGCGCGATGCGTGAGACGTTCGCGGCGGTCTTGAAGGTCAACCGCTAGGTCAAGGAGTTGGCTCAATGGGTGCCTCGGAATCTATCGCAGCTTGCACACCGAACGACATCGCCTCTTCGGACTCACGCGCAGCCATCGCGAGCACACGCTTGACCTCGAGCGGGTCGAGCCCGTCTACCTCCATGAGGTATTCGAGCGGGTAACCCATCTGCTTCTTCTTCACGAGAGCATCGGCAAGCTGAGACTCAGACCGAATCTCCGGGTTCATCCATGCGACCGTTGCTAGCCGTGTCGCCTGCGCGAGCTGCTGGTCACCCATTGCAAGAGCTACGAGGCGGTACACTTCACGCAGCGCGGGAGTGGCGAACGTCTGGAACTCGAGCGTCTTCTTGACTAGCCCGATCTCCGATGCCTTCAACCCTTCGCCGTTCACGTTCGACATGCCCGTCTTAGAGACCAGGTACGTCGGGGGAGTGCGGGTCTGCGCGGCGATATGACCAACCGCGATTTCAATGGTGTCGGTGAACACGTCGAGCTTGGCAGCATCCCACGAGTCAATGCTGGTATCGGCGCCCGACAGGTACAGGAGCCGCTTCTCAGCGAGATCCTTCATGTCAACGGCCTTCTTGCCGATCTCCTTGCCAGTAGCAGTGTCCAGAATCGGAGTCATCGGCGGGCCCTGATGCAGCACCACGCGGGCAGGCATCGAGGCATAGTCAGCGGAGAGGAACAGGTACGCCCAGAGCAGGTTGATCGCGTCCTGCATGGGCATGACACCCTGAATCTCAGAAACAGGATCGCCACGCAGCATCGGCCGGTTCGGGATCTCCACGACAGGCACGACACCGATCGGGTTCGGCAGCGGCCACGGCTCATCGGCAAGCTGACGCGGAACCCAGCCGCCCTCAGAAACAGCGTTGACCTTCGCCTGCTCGGCCTGAGACTCTTTGTCATCCTTGGACATGGAGCGCGACCGCTGAAACTTCCACACCTGATCGGGCGTGTAAAGCGTCGCGTATTCCAGCTTCTCGTCAGCCCACGTCTTCAGTGCCGCCTTGCGAATGCGCGGGTTAGCCCAGTCGTACTCGATCTCGACATCGGAAGCGTGCTCCCACGTGATCGTCGGCTCATCGTTTGAGTCGCCCCAGACAATGACGAACGAGCGAGACGTGATCAGCGACGAGACGAAGCCCTGCGAGGACTGCATCTCCATCTCGTTATAGAGCCACTGATTCCACAGCTTCTCAGCCGCGGCATCCATGCCCTTGCCGAGCTTTAGACCGGTGTGCTTGATTCGCTCGCCTTCCGCGTCAACGACGGGGCGCGTCCAGTTATCCGAGAATCCGGTATACCGGGCAGCGTTCGCCTTCTTCCACTCTTCCGTAGCAAACGACAAGGGCTGTTTGCCCTCGTAATACTGTTCGCGGCGATCGAAGACCGGACGACGACCGACGAGGCGTGCGTAAATCCGGTTCGTGAGCCTGAGGGCTTCCAAGTAATCCAAGGGACCCTCCAACGGGCTAGAAATACACGTACTCGTCACCAGCGACATCCAAAGCGCCCGAAGCGATCGCATCACAAACTGCTTCGTGAGCGAGCGCCGAGGACATCACCTGATCGATCTTTTGATGATCAGCAGGCTTGCCGAGGATGTACTTCTGTCCGGGTCGTGCGCGAATAATTGCGTTACGCATGTGGAACTTGGTTTCAAGATCCGCGTCGTGGTGAAAGTCGCTGTCCTTGTTCGTAATGTCAGTGCGGAACCGCTCAAGCGAGGCGTGCATGCGACCGATTGAGTTAGTCGGCCACTTGACAAAAACCTTCTCGCCGTACTTGGCGCCCCACGTGTCGATCTCTGTCTCCCAGAACATCGGGTCGCAGTAACCACGCACGATCTCGAACTTGTTCGCGAGCTCATCCATCGCCGCCATAACCTCAGAGCGAGGGATGCGATTGCCCCAGTCGGTCGGCTTCCACAGCGTTGGACGGGAACCCTCGAGGTAGGTCGGCGTGAACTGGTAGTAATCGAGCGTTTCCAGTCGAATGCCGGTCCAGTCGTTATTGTCCGAACCGTCGAACCCGAGACAGACCTTCGTGCGTGGCGCCACCGTGATCGGTTCGCCACGCCCAGCCTTGCCGTCGAGGCCCTTAGCGACCCAGTCGGCCTCGCGCACCCAGTGACCAGAACCGGCCACGATGCGATTGCCGAAGAATCGCTCAGCCTCAGCAGGGTTCGTCTCCGCCAGGGCCGCAGACTCAGACTCAATGGAGCGAATGTCCACCCAAGGCGAGCCCGAATAGTTGAACCGGAAGATCTGCTCGCGGTCCCGCTTCAGCTCGAACTTGAGCGCAACAGGCGGCGGAAAGTAGTGCTTGTAAACGTCCTTCTGCGACGACTCGAACGTGTCCTGCGCCACTGAATTCTCAGCAGGGTCAAACGGGTTAGTCGACTCGCTCACGCGGCCACCCATACCCGCAGCACCACGCCGCAAAGTGCGCTGGAACTTCTTCATATTGTTCGAGTCAGTCCATAGGCCCGTCTCATCACCGAACGCCCGCGAAACACGAGCACCCAGCTTCGAGTCAGCCTTCGACGTGACAATCTCAATACGAGAATCGCGGTTGCCGGACGGATGGCGAATGAACGCCTCGCCAGTCTTCGGAATCAAGTTAGACAGCGGGCCATCATCGATCATCGGGACAAGTGCGCCCCAGGTGTTTTCCACCTGATCCTCAACAACGGCCGCAAGCTGAATTCGCGGTGTTGCCCACGGCCGGCCCTTAGGCTCGCCCGCCTCGTAGAAGTACATCTCACCGCACGGGCAGCCATGATCGGCGCACACGTACGCCTCGCCCTCTTCGGCGCGCCCATCGAACAGGCACGGGCCGACGAACTCGAGACATGCCTCAGCAGCGACACCGGGCGACTTGCCGACCTTCTGCGCCGCCATCCACTGACCCAGCCGATACACAAAAGCCGTGTTCCGCTCGCCAGCCTTCGCAGTAGGCCGAACCTCGTACCAGTTGGCGAGATACACCTTATGGTCGATCGTCGGCATGAACGGTTGGCCCGCGGTGTCACCATCAGGGACAACACAGTGAGTCTCAATCCACCAGATACCTAGATAGCCGAGAGTGCGAGTGCGAGGCGGAACCTTGTAATCAGGCCCCTTCAACAGACACCGCAGACAGCCAGTTGTCGGTCTTTGTCTTCCGGGCACCCTTGGTTGGGGTCGGAGTTGATGGAGCAGACGACGAGATGAGAATGTGGGCCGCGTTCATCGCAGGAATTGTGAGCAGAAGCGCATCCATCTGCTGCCGGACAAGCGTGCCGAGCGCGGTGGGAGAATCGGGAAGCTCAACCTCAGAGATTCGACGCACATGCAGCGCGACCTCAAGCTGCTGATTGTTCCGGTCCCAGATGATCGCCTGCGGCTTGCGCCAGTAAATGTCCCACAGCTCAGACTCACGCCCCGACTGATCAGGCAACGGCCACGACGGGATATCACCAGCAAAACCAGACGCCGGCAACGTGTCCCAATCCTTTTTCAGCGAAGAATAAGACGACGGATCAGGAGCCGGACCACTATTGAGACGAGCGCCACCTGAAGCCATTTTGTGTCCCATTTCTCAGCATTGCGCTGGCCCCCTTGCGAGGCACGAACTCGGTTTTTGAGCAGAAAATAAGTGTTTTGAACCCCGCGCGCGTTTTTTTGCCCTCTCCGGCGGTCATCTGGGGGGTCGCGATCGGGGCCCCTCCCCCCATTCGGGGTGCCTCTCACGCGCCCCCTGTGCCCGTCTCAGACGCGAGCACGCTCAACACCTACTCGCGGGCGTTCCATCCACCACGCTGTGTAGGGTCGTTCGCTGTGGCTTGCGAGTGGCATGTGTGACACAAACCGCGACCACGCTCTGGATCGTTGCTGTCTAGCCCTTGCTCGATGAGTTCACGCTTCGAGTCGGGGAAGTGGTCAGCCTCGGTCGCTTGCACTGCATGGCAGATCACGCAGATAGGGTCACGCTCGAGCACGCCGTTACGGAATGCCCGGTGCCCCTTGCCTGCATACCCTCGTTGCTTCGATGTACCCCTAGCCTTGTCGGCCTTGGCTTGATGCACTGGGCAGCGTGTGTCCTTGCCGGTGTACATGATGGGACAGCCGAAGATGGAGCAGACGCGCATGCTCTACCTCCTACGCAAGAAGCCCTCACCACAACGGCAAGGGCTTCGGTTACTTCTGGCCTACTCGTTCTCTTCGTGGTGCCCGCAGCGTGAGCAGGTCTGGTATCGGAACGCGCCGAGAACTTCTGAGAACGTGTCCCAGTGAATTCCTATGCGGCACAGGATTGCTATCATTCGCGTGCCTCTCGTGCGTCGTGCCGATCTTTACGACGTGCATCCCGCTTCTGGTCGCCAGTGACGCAGTAGCAGCATCCGCCGGCTTGCGAGTCAGGGCAGCGCTTGGTAGAACGCAGTCGGCCACGGTGGTCCCGGTTGCCCTTGCTCATGCGACCCCTATCACTAGTGAACCATTTTCGTCAAGCGACGAAAATGGTGTCCCTCATTTGGTTGATTGGGCTCTACAGAACCGTGAGCGACCCGAGGTCGAAACCGTTATCGTCAATGCGAAACACGAGCAACCCTGGGTCCGAATCGTCGCCTGACTTGTTCCGCCACCAGGACGAACCGTTGTCGAGCGTCGGTGCCTGCAGGTGCCACTTAGCTCGCCCTGTCTCAGCGTCACGGCCAGAAGGTCGGATGCGGAGATTGTGGTAATGACCCGTTAAAAGAATGTGAGCTCGTGCGAGTGGTTGTCCGCCGTGTTGCTGTGCTGACCACCACTGCACCATTTGAGCTTCTGCTGATTGGTGACCGTGATGCAGGCCAATGATCGTGCCGCGAACGTCGAACGTCAGCGATTCATTCCACTCTTCGGGGAAGTGGTGGGTAACCGGCAGCCCAGTGTCCGAGGCGCGTTCAGCGAGCCGCTTGTGGACGTGTATGCCCCAGTCGTCGGTGGGCTTTCCGAGGATGCTCTTGCCGGATCTCCATGCGCCGTGATTGCTCGGCACAACGAGGGAATCAACGGGGCCGAACTTAGCAAGCAGCGTCTCGAACTTCCACCGCTCAACGGCGTACATGTCGACCTGATCAGGAAAGGACAGATCGTTGAGGTGCGCCTGAGATGCGACATTCTCGAAAGATTCGGTGCCATCGCCGACATCGGCAAGAACGTAGCGCGAACTGTTCCCAGCTTCGAGGTACGCGGCGAGTGCTGCACGCTTCTCAGTGAGCCGTTGGATTAGTTCGGGGGTGCCGCCGCGTGAATCGCGTTTACCTATCTGAGGATCCGCGAATACGACAATGGTTGTTGACGCGCCTGTGCGAGGCTTGTGTGGCTTGTGAGTGGTGCGTGCTGCCTCAGCGTAGAGTGCCGGCAAGTCGAGTTGTGCCGCAGCCTTCCGCGTAAAGCTGGCCCGATACGAGAACAGATTCACGACATCGCGCGACCCATCCTCGAGCGCCTTCGACTGCTGCCAGGTACCCATGCGAACGGTATCGCCGACAACCTCGAACGATGCCGGGTCAAGGTTGAACCGGGTAAAGATGTCAGCCCAGTCGGTGATCGGGTCTTTGGTCTGTACGTCGATGAATTCGCCGCCGTCAGAGTGCAGCTCGAGGCGACCCGACAGCGCGTCAGGGTCGGTCTTCTCAACCTTCGCGATCTGCCGTTCAAGGTCGAGCCGTGCGCGTTGGGCGTTCACGGTCGTCTTGCTGGTGTGCCACTTTTCGGCAACTTCACGGCCGCACAGATCACTATTGTTCAGATCGGCCAGATACCGTGCATCGTCAAGCAGCGACATGCAGCCCCCAGCCTTACTTTGCACGAATAAAGCCTGATTACTAAACGAGTAGGGCCATTTGTCGCACGTCTGCGGCTTGATTACGCCAATGGCTTGACGGCCCCCGAGTGTGCATCGTAGAGAGGCTGGGAAGAATGGGGGGCATTGGGTTGCCAGCCTGTATCCCCGCTCGAATGTCGATGATTGGCGGCGGGGCCAAAGGGAGAGGTTTGCCGATCTGTCCCGGCTCTGGTCCCGGCATAAGGAACCCATTACCTTGAGCTATGCCGCTCAAGAACTACGCTGAGCCACGAGGAATCGAACCTCGGTCTGCGATTTTGGAGATCGCCGTGCTTGCCGCTGCACCATGTCCCAATGCGTCCCGATATCTACCGTCGTGACTCGCGCGTGTTCAGTTATCCGCTCGTTCGTCTTGCCGAGCCCTGAGCGTCGGGCTATGCGGCCCGTTCCATGTGGGTTCGGGTGGCAAGTGTTTGGAGGCGGTCAGGGTTCTTCACTCCTGCGCAATCCGCGCGTTTCGCAACGGCCCGCCGGATCGTTTTATCTCACGCCGGAGATCCGAACCGGCTACAGGCGGGGAAACCTGGTGAGGTGGTCCGGTCATCACTCGCCCGATGTGGCCTATGACAAGGCGAATGTGTGTCGGGGTGGACCGGAAGCTTAAATGCAAATAGCGGCCAACGTGGGGGAACGTTGACCGCTATCTGAAGAAGGCACACTACTAGAGCGCACTTAACTATATCACGACGGGGCTAGTTTGCAAGACCCAATTTGTCGGCGTGTCATCCGGCCTGTTTTTCCTCGATCTCGAACTGCAATTCGCGCACACCCCACGTCTTCGCGCACGCCCTGCACACACCCCGCGCATCATCGACCATCGTCGGGCTGTCTGGCTGATACCGGATCACCAGCGGCCGGTAGTAGCGCTCTTTCGTGGCCGGGTCCCACCATTCCGATGCACCGCATGATGGGCACGCATCGGGCAGGTCTTTTTCTTTCGGCGGGTTCAATGTCGCCTCGATCTGGAACGCCCACTTCCGCAGCTGCTTCGTGTAGAACGTGACCGTCCTTGTGCTGATGGGGTATTCCTTGAATCGGACGAACCAGTTCCGCAACGTGATCCCGACACTGGCCTTGTCGATCACTGCGCCGGCAACTCTGGCCCATTGCTGAACCTCGCTGCTGATCTGCATGAACCGCATGAGCGCGCCCGAGTCCACCAGCGAGCGTGTCGCCGGATCACTCCCGCCCGATGTGGTGCCACCCATGCTCGATCTGATCGCGTTGTCGAGCTGATCAAGTAGCGCGTCGTCCTCAACGTGCACAACCTTCGTCAGCTCGGGGCCGTTGGGATCGTCCTGGATTATCTTTCGGTGGGTTGGCTTGGTCAGCGCATCGAGCGCGTCGAGCAGGTCGGCGGTCATTCTGCACCTTCCCAGACTGGATCAGACAGCAAGTTGCTGAGCCTGTGAAAAGACTCCGCAGCCCTGCCTGCGCTCACCGACAAGCGACGAAACGCCTTCACTGTCGAGGCGAATATCTTCCCGTTGGCCCGGAGCATGTTGTGATTCTCCGGGCGGTGGCTCCATGCAATCCCGCCGAACGTCTTGCCGTGCATCTGCTGTCTGCGCTTGCTCATTCGCCTCTCCCGTCGTAACCGTTCACATTCCCTGCCATTACCTCTTCGCCTACCCACACCCGAACCCATGCCCCATTCGACGGCTCCGAGATCATCAGGTCGTCGTGCCCGGTGATGGCTTCGTGCACATCGAGGGCCAGGAGTGCGGATGTTCGCGTGCTGTGACGTTCGCGTTGCTGGCAGGTGTTGCAGATGATGTCGATCATGATTTGTGCCCTCGTTTCGTCTCTGTCTGGTTTCCAATCCATGCAAATATCGGTTTCGCGATCGGCTTGTAGAAGCCAATAACGAGTAGCCGGACCCATGCCCAGTGCAGGGTGTCGAGCGCGTCGCGGGTGGTCACTTGGCGGCCTGCACTTCGCTGAGTCGCTGCTCGATGACAGCCTTGAATCCGAGCAGCCCATGAGACGGGAACTGCGCGATCAAGTCGGTCAGCGTGTCCCGTTTCGCGGCTGCCACTACAGCGGCGATGCCAGCGTTGAACGAGGCATCTGTGTCGCCCATCTCGAGCATGAACGCATCGTCATAAATCGCTTCGTAGTCGTTCATGTCGCTCATGCCGCCTCCTGCTCTCTCTGCGCCTCTGTAGCGCTGGTACGGGTTGGTGGTGCTAGTTGTGCTGCGAGGGGCTTAGATGGCGGGGTGGGGGCTGCTGAGGCCACACGGGGCCATGCGTCTGCCGAGTCACCTGGCTTCCAACCGGGTGGGATCTCGCTCATTTCGCGTATCGGCTCTTTGACTCCGAGCGCGTTCAGGGCGGCGAGGTACTTCTGCACCTGACTGCCCATCTCCCTCATTGCACCGCCCGTCTCGTACATTTCCTTTTCGGCCTGCTTATGCTCCGAGCGGGCGAACCGATGCTCCAAGATCAGGTCGTCATGCTTTGCTCGTGCAATATCCAACTGCTCACGTAGCGCAATCACGGACGGATCTGCGTAGGTTTCCATCAGTTCCCCTCCCGCTTCATCTCTGCCCGCAAGTCGAGCCATGCCTGCGCCTGCTCCTGACTGCTGCGGTACTCCCTAGCACTCCATCGCAGCAGTGTCGTCTCGAATATCCGCTGAGTGGCGACCGCCCTGGCCTTGCGAGCCTGGCGGGTGGTGCGTATGCGTTTGCTCATGCTGTTGTCCTCAAATTCGCATAAAAAATGGCGCCTACCGAGTGGAAGGTGCCTAGGTGTTGCGGAAGGTGCGGGCTAGAACGGTGTCTCGTCGTTGAAGCTGCCCGGCGCGTTCCAAACATCGCCGCCAGTTGCCGGTGCGGTCGTCGGTGCACTCGGCTGCTGCTGGCTGCGTCCCGATTGAGCCCGCGTGATCGATGCCGTCACATATCGCAGGTCCGGCCCGATCGCGTCGATTTCCAATTCCATCGACGTTCTCTTCTCGCCCTCTTTCGTCTCGTACGACCGCTGTACAAGTCGGCCCTGAGCGATGACCCGAGTGCCCTTGGTTAGCGATCCGGCGACATGCTCGGCATAGTCGCGCCAAACGGATGCACGCAGGAATAATGCGTCGCCGTCTTTCCATTCGTTGCTTGCCTTGTCGAACGTGCGCGGGGTTGACGCGATGGTGAAGTTTGCGACTGCGAGCCCGTTTTGCGTGTACCTCAGTTCCGGATCGCTGGTCAGGTTGCCTACTACGGTGATTACTGTTTCGCCGGCCATGGTTCAGTTGCTCTTTTCAATGTTGGTCGTGCTCAGGTGTTCAGTCAGCTTGTTGGGGTTGAACCCGGACCAGTGCACTTCATCGCCGGGTGTTCCGCGTCCGACGATGATGATGGGCGCCTCCTGGTAGCCGAGTGACTTGGCTGCCTCGAGGTCTTTCTCGTTGGCGAGTAGATCCACCTCGGCAAACTCGATGTCGCGTTGTGTCAGCCACCGCTTGGTAGCAACGCATTGGCGGCAGTTGGTCTTGGTGTAGACGGTTACGGTCGTGGTCGGTTTGTTTCTCATATCGTTCTCTTTCCTTCGTTGTCTCGAATTGCTTGCACCCTCTGCAATTCCTGATAACCGAGCGACTTGCTGCCACCCGGCCTGTACGTCTGTTTCGGTTTGCGCGGTTGTTTCGGCTTGCGTGCGTTGACCGTGACCATCTCCGTGATCAGCGCGCCCACATCCGAATCAGCCATGTGCCCCCGACTCGAACGCACGCACCCTGACCGCATGGCACCGAACCATCTGCCGGTGACCTTCCCCCGTGAATGACTCGCGGGCAATCGTTGCCGGGTCAACCTGGGCGAGGAACATCTCGAAACTGTTCACAACACCCGCCCAACAGTGCCGACATCAGCCGGCACACCATCGCCCTGATCCAGTGCGAGCCGATCCGTTGCCTGCCTGCGCTCGAACTCCCGCAACGTGAACAGTGCGTCGCGGATGTCGAGGGGGAGTAGCTGTCGTGCAGGCCATGAACGATCGATGAGCCCGCGAGCCTTTGCCGATCTCACGTCCTGCTCAATCGACAATGCCGACGTGCGCCCAGTGTCGGCCGCAGCGTTCAGAATGTGCCGGACGCTGAACACCTCTTTCGCAATCGGCCCGGTGAAGTGTCCGACCGTTGCAGCCATCGCCTCGTCGTAGTCGACCTGCTCGAGCGCCATAAACCATGCCTCGGTTGTTACGCGGTCCGCGACTATGAAACGATCGAAGCCCGACGCGATGGTTAGGATCTGGGCTACTTGGGTTTTATTCATGTGGTTGCCTCGCGGATCTCGGCAGCACGAGCACGGAGGTCATTTGCGATCTGCCTGCAAGTCGAAGCATCCCGAAGATAATCGCTCGGGCCTAGCACTCGCACCGCCACCTCTTCCAGCGCCTCAGCTTTCGCAGACACAACTACAGCAGCGAGTCCGGCCGCGTGGCAGTAGTGGTCATGCATGGCGTCGCCCCCATACACCCGAGTCGCCTCCGTGTGGGCCACGTAGTAGATGCCGTCGTAGTAAATGCCGTCATAATCACTCATGCTTCAATTCCTCTCTGTGTCTGCATTTCTTCGCGGGCGAGTTGCGCCACGAAGTCGAGGTTCTGATCGGTGCGGGTCGGTTTGCGGTCGGCTTGCGGCATGGTCGGCAGTTCGTCGGTCCAGCGCTTCTGGTTCAGCCACACCCCGAGAGCCGGTGTGAACTTCTTCTCGGTGGTCGCTGCGTATGCCTGACCGAACTGGGCTATCGAGGCTGCCAACGTTTCGGCATCCTCGGTCTTGCACGCCTCAACGAATCGGGAGAGTGCTTCGTCGCGCTTGACTCGTTTGGGCCAATACGAATAGGCGTCATCGAATAGTCGCTCGGTCGCCTGCGACCCTTCCCCTGTTCCCTTTCCCCTGTTCCCTTTCCCCTGTTCCCCTGTTCCCTTTCCAGCAGGTGTTTTTCCTTGCGTTGACAAGGAATTTCCGCGCATTTCCTCCACTCCTGTAATTGCCTGATCAGGGGTGGAATTTTCATCCTCGGGTAGTGGGTTGCGTGCGTTGGCCCTACGTTCCGTTTTTTGGTGGTCATCCCATGCCGGAATGCGAAAATAACGACGACCTCCGACGATGTAGAAGTCCGTCTCGAAACTGCGCGCAACTTCCTTGCATAGCCTCTGAAATTCCGAGGTAGTGATCTGTTCGTCGTTCGGGAACGCGAAACCGAGCAGCTCACGGGGCGTCCACTCGGCCACCCCGTAGTCATCAGCCCAGTTCCACATCGCTATATATAGGAGTCGCGCCCAGGGTGACGCACTAGCCGTTGCCGGTGAGCGCCAGAACTCCGGCTTGATCGTTCTTATCCGTGCCATGGTTCACCTCCCTTCATCCTCATAAGGCCACCGCCACCAATTCGGCAACGGTTGCGTACATCTGGAACCCGTCATCGAACCGGATCGTGTATTCGCCGTGATTGCCGATCGTGACTGTCGCCTCTTGCCCGTCACGTTCGATACCGGACTTGCCGTCGATCTTGTTGGTGAAGGTGACGCGGGCGCCGACGTTCACAGCGCCACGACCGAAACATGCACACCGACCGGGTTGCCCTCGCCTGCGTACTCTTCAATAGCCAGCAACCGCACCACGCGCGCATCATCAGCGAGCAGACCGCCATCAGTGAGACCGTCGAGCATTGCCCGCGAGAGTTTGTCAATGTCAGGCTTGACTGCCGGCGTCGACCATCTCGTGCGTTTCGGTTTCGGCATAACAAACGTGAGCTCGACACTTACCGGGCAGTCGAAAGTGATGCCAATGTCAGCACGGGCGGCGACTGTGTGGCGCCACGGTTTCAGCTTGTCTTTGTTCTGGTCGGTCATCTGCACGCTCGTTGATCCGATGCGCGAGAATCCCGACTTGCTGCCCTGCTGTATGGGCACGCCGGGAATGAAGAACTCCACCGGAATGTTCTCTGGTGGAGTCTGGTAGCTCGCGGGCATCATCCCGCTATCCGTGCCGATCATGCGACCCTCCTTCGGGCGTTGCGTTCGTTCTGATACGCGCGCCGAACTTCCAGGCACGAGGGCGACTCGGGGCAGTCGGTGCAGCCTCGAACAGCGCCGATGATTGTTCCGTGAACCCATTTCGGATTCTTCGGGGCGCCGCGTGCTGAGAGCGTCCCGGCTGCTTTCCGTTGGGCGTAGCGTTCCTTCTCAAAACGGTTGCGAGCCTCCCGACATGTGCCGCCTTCCAGCCCCTCGTTCGGGCAGTTGGTCGTGCAGCCCTTTTCGGCCATGCGCTTGGTGCCATGGACGAATGGTGCAGGGATGCGGCCCATTGTCTTCGGCGCGTGAACCTTGACGGCCACGATCCGAGCCGCCCGTTTCTTCGCCGCTTTCGGAGTTTCGCGGATGATGCGTGGCTTGAGCTTCGGGGCTGCGTATTTCTCAGCGGTTGCGGTGCCTGCGTCGACTGCCTTGATGTATGCGTAGTCGCCCTGGTAGCGCGTGTGGGCTTCGGTGCAGGTCATCAGAGCCGTGCGGTGATTGAGACATTCTCCGCCGCGACAGCCGAGTGTGTAGCCGGTGGGGGTGCCGTGGAGGATCACAGCTTCTCCTCGCACACGTACCCGGTGAACCATGCAGCACCTAACGTGAAAGGAATCGCGACCATCCCGCCTATAAAGTGGGAGAAACTGCCCTCGACCAGCCCGTAGAAGATCAGACAGAGAGCGATGATGCCGAGTCCCAACGCGGCGAGTCCCGCGTAAACGGCGAGAGTCATGAACGCAAGCCGCTTGATCACGAGATCCCCGCTCGCGTGGCGAATTGCAGCAGGCGGGATGCGAGGTTGATTGCCTCGTCCGGGGTGAGGGTGGCGGCGGTGACGGTGAATGTGGGGGCCGTCATGCGGTTGCCGCTTCGATAATGGTCGTGACCGTGCGCTTCTCGTTGGTGCACTCAATCGCTTCACAGTGGCCCCAGCCAGAGGAACCGAACATGTTGCATTGTTGGTCAACGGTCATCACGCCTCGGGGCTTCACATACCCCGCCAGAATCAGCAATTCGGCAGCTTTGTGCGGCATGAACTCGGGCTTGTATGCACCCGTGTCCAGATAGAGCGAATCGTCCTCGAGCAGCGATTCCAGTTCATCCCGTGCGTCATTCACGACTGAACCCCATCCTCAGCCTGTTCGCCGGCAGAATCCCCAGCCACGGGAACCACCGTCAGTCCCTCGAGCATCGCCCGCAGCTTGCCCATCGTGTCGGCGTCGGCGTTGGCTGCGTGTGCTGCGTGACCGAGACGGTTGAGGGCTGCCGGGTCGGTGAGAGTGGCGGCTTCGAGCAGCCAGTCGCGGGGAGGTGCGGCGGCTGCCAGGGGCTGCACGGTGAAGTTCTTGCGCTTGCCCCTCGTGGCCGTGAGAGCGACGGTTAGCGGCTTGTCGATGTCGCTCATGTGGCTGATCTCAATGCCGCCCACCTTGTCGCGGCCGAACGTGATCTCGGCGTTGCGGTAGAGCGTGAGTCTATGGCCGGCGTAAGTGCCAGCCTCCTTGCCCCACGCCGTGACCATCACGCGGCGCATCGACTTCGAGGGTCGGTAAGCGCGACCGGGGAACTCGACCAGAACCACGTCGACCGGCTGTTCTGCGCTGCCTGCCTTGACCTCAGCGATGGTCACGGTTACGGGTCCGGCCATGAGGTCGTCGGCGTTTAGCTGGTCGGACTTGGGGGCGATGCTTTGTGTCATGTCCATTAGGCTTCTTTTCCTTCTTTGCTTGTGACGAGGTGTTCAAAGATCCATACGGCACCAGGGATGCTTAGTGGCGGGACGTGGCGACGCCAGACGAACCGGAGCCAGCGCCACCCTCGGTCCCGCGTCCAGACGGGGTGCCACGCAAACCAGCGGAAGTAGTTTGTGGTCATATCCCCATCTCCATTTCTTCGTAGTGGTCAATGCGTGGCGAGATCGGCTTGCCATCCGTAATCGCTCTGTAGTCGGCAATCATCACCGCGGCTTTCTCTTCGGCCGTGTCGAGTGCTTCCTTGATGACGGCCTGCCATGCGGGGTCCGGGTAGACGCGAATGACGTGCAACGGCCAGCCACCCGCGTAACTCGTGTAGTCCCACCAGTCACGCCCGAACACGAGCAGGCATGTCTGAACCTGCGCCATGTTCTCGGCGGGTACTTTGTCGGTCAGGATCGTTCGTAGGTGGATCTTCGGCTTGCGGCTTTTGATTTCGATGCCGCCGTACGAATCCACCAGGCCATCAGGTGACGCGCCCACCTTGTGCAGGCCGATCTGACGAACCGCGAACCCGACCTCATGCACTGTCTCGTACTGCGCGGAGTAGAGGTCTCGTGCGTAGGGCTCATCCAGCGTGCCCCGCTCCATGTCAGCGGTAGAGTTAATGAGCTCGACATGCTGCGTGATGCGTTCGGCGACCAGAGCCTCAATCAGCCCGCGTGAGGTCTCGTTATCGGCGACCTTGAGCGAGGGCGTGATGAGCTTGCCGATGACCGATGCCGTCAGTAGTCCGCAACGTGCAGCGATCCATTCCGGCGAGCCCTGATCGAGCTGAGGCCAGATCCTTAGGTCGGGGTCGCCGGGAACAATTGACCCCCGCTGCAAGTCGATCTCAGCGGGGGTAGTGGGTGCGTCTGTGGGGGTCATTCGGTCGCCCCCTTTGTTCCGGCGCAATCGCACGCGCACTTCTGTTTCGAGATAACCGCGCCCTTCTCGGCGCCCGCGTGTTCGAGGTCTTCCGGTCCCGCCCAGGAGTGCCACGTCACCGCGTGAAAGTGGAAGCCGTACATGCAGGACTCGCAGCGGGTGAGGGTCACGTGTCCACCGGGGAAATACTCGTGGTGTTGCAGGCTGTCATCGAACTTGCTCATAACCCCAGCCCCTTAGCTACGGCATCCCGCGTCTCAGGGCTGGGCATCCGACCCGCCTGTGTCGTCCAGGCGATGACGTTGGCGAGTCTGAGCTGCTCCGTCTGCGCGCGGGTTGCGTCGGCGAGTGCGAGGGTTGCGTGGACTTGGGCGAGCGCGAACACTTCCGAGTCATTGACCGGTGTCCAGTCGCCACCAATTCGCGCGTCGTGGTATGCGGTCAGGTCTTCTGCTACTGCTTTGTGGTCCGTCATTTCAAACTCTCTTTCACGATGCGTTCCCAGTCGATCCCGAGTGCCGCGCCGGCTGCATTGAGCACGATGGGCGCGTCGGAGAAGATGACCTGGGGGATTGTTTCGGATACGGGGAGGGGGTGCGGGGTCATTTCTTCGCCCATCGTGCGGTCAGTGCGTCGAGTCGTGCCCAGTAGGTCGGGTCGTCGGTCAGGTAGTTGCGGCGCCACTCAGTGAGGACTTCGACAGCCACTTCGGCCTCGGTGCGAATGCGGGTGTACGGCGCCCACTTTCCCTTAAGCGGATCGTCCCCTGCTTCGAACTGCCAGGGATCGCCGTCCTTGTCGAAGTACCAGCCAGGAATTGTCGGCAGCACCACAGCCGGCACCGTCTCCGTGAACACGTGCCATGCACCCGGTCGACCCAGGCTTACGATGCCGCCTGTTTCTACTAGAACCTGGTGGTCGCCCGAGTTGAGCGTCCGCAGCACTCCGACGATCTCGTTCGATCCGTTCGTGAGTTTGACGCGCGTGCCCAGCAAGTCGTTTGACCAGTAGGCCGGGGTCCATTCGATGTCGTTCATTTCAATCTCTCAATCGCGGCCATGCAGCCGATGGCAAGAGGCGTGACCATGAAGGCCAGCCCGTAGAGGATCAGCATCGGGTTTGTGACGATGCCGAGAGCGACCATGAGTAGGCCGATGGTGAAGAGGACGAGTAGCCAGTGAGTCGCGGTCATGCGATCGCATCCCAGGTCGTCACGTTCTGATGCCCGTTCCCACACGTGAACACCGCGGAATTGTCGCTGTCCACGTACACGTCCACGTCGCCGGACCAGTTGCACGCGAGGTCGAAGCCCATGAGCGTGACGGGTTCGGTGCAGTACGTGTTCAGGGTGTGTCTTGTGACAGCCTCGCCAGACGTAGCCATTAGGCGGTCCCGTTGATTGCGCGGGCGAGGGCGAGTGACAAAGTATTCGGCGTTCCAACCTGCCCAATGCTGATGCGCGCTGAGTTAAGGATCGCCAGTTGCGTGTCGATGGTGCTGTGCAGGGTGACGATCAGTTCACAGTCGGACTTGCGCGATCCCGTACCGTAGCCATCGCGACCTTCACTGGCACGAGCAACGCCGGTAATGGTGGGAAAATCCGCACCGCTTATGCCCCAGTGTTGACCATTGGGTACGGCAGTTTGAGCGGCCCAAGGCGCTCGCGTGCTTGCATCCCTAAGCGCGCTCAGCTTTACAATCGCCGCCTGAATCTCGTCAACGGCGCTCATGCGACTAGTCCGAGCATCCGCATAATCGCGGTGTCCTTCTGGAAGAACAGCGTGACCCGTTTCGTCTGCTCCGGTGTGTACACGCTCAGTTCGGCGTGCTGGTAAATGGCTGGATTCGGCGCTGTAGTCCGCCCGGTTTCATGCCGGTAGCACGTCTGGCAGATACCAGCACGTCGCATCCGCACTGTGCCCGGATAGTCGACGGCCAGATCCTTGAATCCGCGCAACGGTCGGTCGCATACTCGGCAGGCGTTCATGCGAGGCACGTCCAGTTGCGCCATGAGAACAACTCGAAGGCGACCGATTCACTCGGTCCGCGCAGATTGTCGCTGAGCGTCTTAGCTCTGATCTCATACGTGCCGATGTGGGTGATCTCAATGGACACTTCGCCATGCTTCGTATTGCTGGCGAGCCGTGACCCGACCACGAGGCCATTTGCGCGACACGTTGCCGCTGAGGTGGATTCGATCTTGATGCTCATGAGATCCACCGCGCGATCAAGGCAGTACCCACGACGATGCCAGCCCAACCGAGGCAGGCGATCAGGAATACCAGCGACCACACCTCGAGCTCGTGCAGGTGATTGCGTCGGGCAATGCGTCGGTGCCGGTCGGATTCGAGGATGCGTGAACCGTGGGTGGGTTCGGGTGGGTACGGGGCGGGAGGTTTCGTCATGCGATACTCCAAATCTGTGTGCGTCGGTTGAATGGTGTGCGGCCGAAGTCGCCGGTGAACTTCACGAGGCCCTGCAGTTCGAGCTCTTTGCGTGCTGTGCGGATGCGTTGCGGGGTGGCACGTACTGCGACTTCCTTGTAGAAGTACGCAGTTAGGTGAGCGGCGACCAGTTGGTCGTCTGTCTGCGGTTCCTTTGCCAGATGAACGAGCACCCAGCGTTGAAGGGATGACAGGTTGTCTTCGGTGGTCGACTCGTCTGCCTCGTGTGAGGTCTGCGGGTCGCGGGTTCTGGTCGTCATGAGTGGCGACCTCTCAGGCCGCGTTCTGCGCGGTTCAATTCGTCCACGGCGGCCAAGTATTCGCTTGCCACCGATTCGTTCGTTCTTTCGGCTACGTGCTTGCCGGTATTCTGATTGGGCATGTTGTTTCCTTTCGTGGCCCGTCTGTTCATGCAGGCGGGCTTCTTTTCGGTTAGTGCTTCTGGCGCCGCTTCTTTACTCGCAGGCGGGCGTCGTCAAGGTTGGGATCTTCACGGCCTTCGATGGCTCCGTATTGGCCATCGGCAACCCGCCCGGATGGTTTCGCCCAAAGAACCGTTGTCACGGTCGGCATTCCCTCAGGGCTGATGCGCATGCATACCGTGATTCGGCCGCGAGTCAGCCAGCGTGATTCGGTGCGAATGTTGTAGTGGTCATCGCGAGGTCTAGCAATCGCGTCGAGGATCTCGGATGCGTCCACGGCCATATCGACCGCGCGGGATAAAGCGTGATGCGACATGGCGAAAGTGGCCATGAGGGGGCTAGATCGCCGTCTCGGTGACTTCAGCGACGGCGATGTCGAATCCGTACCCGTAATAGAACGGGTTTCCGCAGCTCCAACCGACGCTGAGTTCGAGCACATCTCCAAGATCTGCGTAAACGTGCCACTTAGTGAAGCCCTCTGTGGTGCCGACCCCCGTAATGACGTGTTCGATCTTGTCGGCGTTGAGCAGGAATGATTCGAGCTCCGTAAACGCGCAGCAGTCGCCACCGTCCGCTAGGGAAACCGTCTTGCCGTTGTCGAGCGTGATCAGGAAACCCTCGGTGGTCCCGCGCCACCTCTCAGGCACCTGCGCCCTTTCGGCCGATACGATGCGATGGCCGACGACAGCTTCACGCAGCGCCTTGACGTTCTCTGGCATGGTGCCATCGTCATCGTCTTCGCCCAGCGGATCTTCTGGATATTCGATCATGATGATCTCCTTTATCTTTTGGTTTGCAGTTTTTATTCGTCAGGATTTGCGCGACGCTCAGGACTCACACCCGAGACAGTCCCTCGAAGGGCACGCCGCCGACTGGGTTATGCGGGCCAGTCCCCGTTTGTGCGGCCTCTCACGCCGCTCTCTCCGCTATGCGAAGGCGTCAACCAGCCGTGCAGCGTCTTAGCTGTCGGGGTGGCTCTCTGTGGAGTTGTCAATGTGCGGGCTCCCCCTCCTACGCAGGGCCTATTACGGCGTCACGCGGCCAGGGGAATGTGGTGCAGTTGCCGGCATGCGGGCACGCCGGCGGATTCCCCTTAGAGCGAGGGGAAAGAATGAAGGGGTGTTACGGGGTGAGAATCAGCGCGCCCAACCGGACACGCAACCGCTCGAGCCCCTTGACGGTGACGCGAACCTGAGGCGGGTCTAGAACGACCTCGCCCGTCTTGGGGTGGAAATGCTTTATCGGCTTTTCGGTGAGGTAGCCCGAATCCACAGCCGACTGGTACGCCTTCCAACTGCCGTGACTGCCTCGAAGAATCCAGCCGAGGTCGGCGATCTGTCCGAAGAGTCGTTGACGGCCCGTTTCGATACCAGCACGAGCCAGGATCTTGGCCGCGTCAGCAACCTCGTAGTCACCGGATGCTGAGGCGAGTTCGTCCCAGGCTGTCGCCGAGGGGGTCAGGGCCGCGACCGCAGTCTCAGCGGTTACTGCTCGACGTTCCGAGTCGATCGCCATCGTGAGGATTTCGAGGCGGGATAGTTCAGCCGGGGCGGGTGCTATTTGGTGTGCCATGTCGAAGAATGAACGAACGAGGGCTTTCTTGAATGCTCGAACTAGCTCTGTGTTTCTCTGGAAGGTCATCAGTAGAGTTGCCTGCTGCTCGTTCAGGAGAGCGACACGCACCGGAGCGTTGTTGTAACCAGGTCGCGTTTCAAACGCGACCTGCCCGAAGTCTTCGAAGTCGGAACGATTGGTGTCGATTAGCTCCAGCACATTCTTATGCTGGACGCCGGACCCATCAGCGATGGTCTGGGACGAGATGACGAGATTGCCGCAGTAAGCGAAGATGTCGAGGGCGGTCATCATGCGACCGGCTTATCGTAGGGGAGCGCGTCGAACCATGCGACGAGATCCGCGTGCTTGACGAGACGCTTGGCGCCGGCCCAGTGAACGGTCAGGTCGCCGCGCGTGATCGCCTCTTTGATCGGGTATACCGAGAGGCCAACAGCCCTTCCCGCGCCCTCAACTGAGTAGCCGATCGGGATGTGTGCTGTAGGGATGAAACTCATGATTCTGCGTCCGTGCGGGAGATAAACTCGACCAGCGGGACCTTGAGGAAGGAGCAGACGGCGGCAAGCTCATCTAGGTCGAAAGCTTTGCCGCCGCCAGATAGGCGTCTTCTCAGTGTTTTTACGGTAATGCGAGCAGCTTCTGCAACTGCATCGTTTGGAATGTCTTGACGTGCTATCTCGGCGCGAAGCTCGGAGTTGACCCGGCTTCTTCTGTCTGTGTGGATTCCCATATAAGAACCTTATCCCTAAATAGGAATCTGTCAACTCCTTTTGGGCATTAATTCCCCAGGATTGCCCTGGGCACCCAAAAAGGGCATAATGCGGGGATGGCTAAAGGGACAAAACCAACACCAGGACCGCTCACTCAAGAGGTGTCCAGCATCCTGCGTGCCGAGATGGCACGCCACCGCATCCTGCAAGGGCAGCTAGCAGCAGCAACGGGCATATCGACAACGCAATTGTCGGAGATACTCAATGGCAAGAAGAATATAGACATCCAGCAGCTCGACGCATTGTGCTGGTCGCTAGGGCTAGATTTCACGGCGGTCATCAGGGACGCCGAGCAGCAGAGTGAGGCGCGTCATCTGGCCGCTGACTGGACCGCCACGCCGCTTACGTAGCCAGCCAGAGCGGCGTGGACTCGATCCACGTTTGTATATCCGCACCGAGCATCACTGGCTCATCATTGATCCGGTGCGCTATCAGGTTCCCCGACCTGACCGCGCGCGCAATATCTTGCTTTCGGACGCCGGCAGCTTCGGCGGCGTCGTTGATTCCATATCCAATTCTGTGCACTGTGTTTCCCCACGGCTCAACGCTCAAGGTCATTCTTGGGCGTTGAAATGACACTACGGCTCGCCCACGACACTGGGTTGCGGTCTGTCCTCATTAATGAGGACACGAACCGAGATTAATACACATATTCGCCCCTATTCTGGGGGTAATTCAAGAAATGGCAGCAGCGCGGAGATGGCCGTCATGCCGTCGCTGATCTGCTGATCATCGACATCGGTGTAGTGCTCAACCATTGCGGCAGACCCGTGCCCGAGGATTCGCATCCGCGCGCTCATCGGAACTTTCGCCTTCTGCAAAAGTGACGCGGTCGTGTGGCGTGCGTCGTGCAGACGGGCGTCAGGAACCCCAGCGCGGGCCAGCACGGCGTGCCACGCGGCATTGTCGCGGCTCGGGTCCAGCGGCGCGCCATCGAGGGGGAGCGGGCGCCCATGCCGGTCCATTTTCGGGTCGGCGGTCCAGACGAGCCCATGCGGGTTGGGCTCGTCTGCGCCTTCCTTGACCCGCTGAGCAATGATCGACAGCAGCGGTTCGACTAGGGGGATGATGCGCCAGCCTGCGGAGGACTTCGGCCGCGACATCCACAGTCCGCCCGTGACGTGTCGGTGCTCCCAGTCAGCCGGCGAGTCAAGCTTGCGCTTGGGGCAGTCCGTCCCGCGCTTCTTGCCGCAGTTATCATCCATGCCGACAACCCGACAGCCGTGCATCCATGTGAGGCGTTGCAACTGCCAGGACAGGTCAAGCCACAGTCCAGTGTTGCCATTGTCATCGGTTCGCTCTACGATCCGGTTGAGCTCAAGGCCGATCAGTTCACCCTGTCGGGCTCCGGTCAGAAGCGCTGCAGCCCAGCGTGACCCGAGCCGATCCGCTGGCGTGGCACCGTCCGGGGCTGTAAGCACCGTCCTGAGCACTTGAATGCCGTGAGCGGCTGTGAGGATGGTGAGCGTCGTTGCTCGCTTCCTCGGCGGCTTGGTGAGCGTTGCCACGTTCTTGGCAATGCGTCCCTCGCGCACGGCGTCAGTCAGCGACGCGGTGAGTACGTTGTGGGCGTATAGGGCCGTGGTCGAAGCTAGACCCTTACCCGTGATGTCGGAGGCCAACTGGCGAACATGTGCGGTGCTGAGCTGGTCCAGTCGCTTTGAACCGATCGACGGGATTATGTGCTTGGTAATCGTGGATCGGTAGTTGGCCGCGGTCTTCGGGCGTGCGTTCTTCGTCACGAACTCGCGGAACCAATACTCGAGCCACTTCTCAACGCTCTCGCCCGACGTGGAGATGTCGCCGTTGAGATCCAGGAGGCGGCGCTGTTTCAGCAGTTCCGCCTCAACCAACCCCTTCGTCTTGCGCTGCACAGTCTTGCGACGGCGAATTCCATTGAGGGGTGGCAGGTCGATCGAGGCGCGCCAGAACTGCACCGGCTGGTCGAGATCGGCGGGGACGCGGAACACTGTCCCCGTCTTCTTGGCGCGCTTGTTCGGACCCTTGGGCGGTGTCACGCTCGGATCTTCTCGAGTTCGCCGGCGAGGGTGAGACTCGGGTCGGCCTCAACCCTCGCGGCGATCTCTCGGAACTGTGCCCGCGTCATCGGGACTGCGGGCGGTGCTTTGCTGATCATGGTTACTCAATTCCGCAGGATCTCCTGCTGTGTGGTCTTCTGTCGTGGCACGTCCATTCCGCCTCAGATAGCGCTCCGAGGGCTAGGGATCTTCTGCGCACAAAGACGCGGGTAGTAGACTTCATGATGTTCCTCTCTTGTCGATTGCTTGAGTGGAGCTGAAGCCAGACGGTGTGAAGACCTTCTGGCTTCTTCTTTTTTCGGGTGCATTCAGAGACTAGCGCAGGTCAAGCCATTGTCAAGCCATTGACCCTACGAATTAGCCGGTATTGGTGGGTTTTCAAACCGACACATCCGTGTAATTACGCGGTTTTACTGGGTTGTAGCACTACTTGCATCTCACTCGTAATGAGAAGGTCGTCAGTTCGATTCTGACAGGCGGCTCCGCATGAATAGAGGGATCGGGGCCTACGGGCCTCGGTCCCATTCTTGT